CGGGTTGTAGGCCACCTGCACGTCGTCGACGCGCCAGGACCGCTGGCCGAAGTCACTCATCCCGGTCGCTGCCTTGACCGGGATGAGCGACATCTGATCGACCATCGACAGGATCGCCTGGCGCCAATCGACGGCCTCAGTCTCGGAGAAACCGTGCGACATCACAATGTCGATGCCGCTGTACTGGTCGGTCCAGTAGCTACCGTTGCGCTTGCGCAACCGAACCTGTTCGGGCATCAGGGCTGTCGCACCCGCCGACGCGGCGACCGAAGTGGGATCCAGCCCGATCCCATCTTCGGTCACCGACGTCAGTTCGGTGATCTTCATGGTCGGCAGCCGCAGGACGCGACTACCGGGACCGTCGATCGTCACCGCCTGGTTCGGCAGCACCGGCGAGACGTGCCAACCGACCTCGCGCCTGACGGCCTGCAACGCGGCGTTGAGCATGCGCTGCGTCTCGGGGTCATCCGGCGCGAGGCGTCCCTTGGTGTATGCGGAAACGTCGGCGGGTGCGAGCTCGGCCATCGGCTACTTGAGCCGCTTCCACGTCACGGTGCCATCGGTGACCGTGGCCCCCACCGCGGGCAGGCTCGGAACCGAACTGCCCGACGTGCCAGCGACGGTGGCCTCGTAAATCTGGCCGCCGGTGCTGCCCTGCGTGGTCGTACCGGCCACCACCGTGCCACCGGAGACGTCGGGACTGCCCGGCGCCACCGCGATCTGGCCCACGTTGCCCTGCTCGGACTGAATGGTGATGTTGTACGGGCCGGAACCGGCCACCGTCACGTCACCGGGCTCGACGTTGTCGAGAGCCACGATGGCGCTCTGGATGGCGGCGGCGTTCAACCCGCTGATCGCGATGTTATCGGTGCGTCGCGTGACGCCCCGCAATGTCACGTCCAACTTCGTGTTGCCAGCGGTGGCCGTCACCGTGAGGGTCTGAACCTCGTTGATGCCAGCCACCTTCACGCGCTGACCCCTGGTGTAGGCCGTGCTGTTGGCGCGATCGGCCGGTGGGAAGATCGGCGCGTCGACCAGAGCCACACCGAGATAGTCCTTGTTGCCCGCGGTGACCGCGCGCCCAAGGTAGTCGGTGGCGTTGGATGCACCGGGGTTGTCGTTGACCAGGGCACGCCCCAAACGGTCACCGAGCTTGGTTGTCGTCGTCATGCGTTACCCCTTCGGGGTGTCGAGAGCGGACTTGAAGCCCGTACGGCGAGACGACGACGTCTTGGTGATCTTCGTCGGCTTCTCGGCTTCGGGCTGAGACTCGGGCTCAGGTTCGACCTGTGCCTCGGGCTCGGGTGCGTCGCCAGACTCGGGCGCGGTGCCCTCGCTGACCGGGGGCGTCTGAACGGAATCGTCGCCGGCGGGCGGATTGTCGTCAGACGCGGGCGCGGACTTCGGCTCGGCAGACTTGCGTGCTGCCTTGCGCTTCTGAGGATCGGAGACGCTCGGGTCGACCTGAATCGACCCGAGCCTCTCGCCGTTACGAACGAACATCGCTGATTACGTCACCGTCAGCGGAACGATCGCGTCCTCTTCGATGGTCATGGTGGTGAAGTAGCCCGCGTAGGCCACCTGCACGCCCAGCACGGACGGCTCCACGACCTGCAGCGTGCCGATGCGCTGCTCGTAGACCTCGATGGCCGCGGTGGACACCACGGCCGCCTCGCCGGTGCCCAGGCCCGCCGACATGATGCCGGTGATGCCCGACGCCTGACCGACCACGCCCTGTGCGAAGTTGGCCGCCGAGAATCCGCTGCCGTAGGCGTTCTGCGGATTGATCGGAGCGAACAGCGGACCGAAGGTGCCGAGCAGATCGGGGCTCATCACCAGCAGCAGGCGACCGCGGCCCTTGACCGCTGCGTACACCTGACCGGCCGCCGACCACAGGCCCTTGGCGATTGCCTCTTGGGCGGTGCCGGTGCTCGGGGTGGTGTCGATCGTTACCGCGGTGGTGCTGCTGGCCGCGATGGCATCGGCAGTGGCCGCCTCGGTTTCGATGGCGTACTGGTCGGCCAGATCGTTGACGATGATGTCGAACGCCTGCGGAGAACTGAAGTCGATGTTCTGCCGCGACACGTTGACATAGCCGCCGTAGGTCACGACCTCGGCGGTCAGCTTGCCGATCACCATCTTCTGGCTCACCAGTTCGGTCTTCTGGTCAGCAGCCAGGCCCGCGGCGCCCTGCTTGGCGACGCTGGTGTGCTGCGTGACCCGCGGACGCGACCACGTGGCACCGGGGATCGGCCGGGGGCCGAACGCCTGCACCAGCGGACGCTGCGCGTCGACGTAGTTGATCAGATCGCCGACCACCGGATCCGGAACGATGCCGGGGTTGTCGGTGGTCTTCTGGTGTGCCGCAGCGCGCTCGAACAACTCGATGCGGCCAGCGGCCGGGCGGTCGCCCATGTGCGCCTTGTACGCGTCGACGATGTAGGCACCGGTGCTGCGGTACTCGACCTCGGTGTCGGGCGCGCGGCCCTTGAGCTTCTCGATCTCCGCGCCGACCTCGCGTGAGCGGTTGCGGGTTTCGTAGGCGACCTTGAACGTCTCGTTGACGTCGTTGATCTGACCCTGCAGTTCCTCCATGCGGCCGCGGGTTTCGACCAGCAGACCGCGCTCTTCGACGGTCAGGTCGCGGTTGGCCGCGTTCGCGCGCTCGATGATGCCCTGCGCGAAAGTGGACTTCTCTTCAAGTTCATGCTCGAGACGCCGGATGATGACGTCATTGGAGCCGGTGGCAACGCCCATGGTGGATGCGCCCTTTCGGTGTGTAGTGGACTAAACGACACATCCGCTACGACCGACTCCGTTCTCCGGAGCGACCCGCATCTAAGGGCAGCCGGTAATGCTGGCAGGTAGTTTACAGCCTCTTCGCGCGATCCAGCATGGACGAAAAGAACGGGTCGTTGAGAAACTCGTCCATCAACGGGGTGATCGTCGCCATCACTGTCTCTTCGTCGTCGGCCACGACGATCTCGTTCTCGCGGACTTCGAGAACCTCCGCGCCGGGGTAGGCCGGATCCTCAACCACGCTGATGTGATCCAGATAGGCCGTCTTGATGCGGCGCGACTTGGACCGACGATCGATGATCTGATCGTTGGGCAGCGCAGCGAAACCCGCCGACAGGCCCACGCAACGCTCATCGGCCAGCGCCAGCGTTTCGTCGCCGAGCGGGGTCTGCGCGATGCGCAGTTCGGCCACCAGGCCTTCGGCGCGCGAGGGGAAGAACTTCAACGCCTTGCCCACGGTGCGCGACTTGTTGTGGTCGCGGTTGACCTTGATGCGGTTGGGGCGCCGCTCGATACCGTCCCACGCGGAACGCTCGAATGATTCCTTCCACACCTCGCCGCGCCACATCACCGGCGTCTCGACCTCGTAAGGCGCCACGATGGCGGTGATGACGCGCTGGGCAAAGTTCACATCGGCCACTGCAGCCGTTCGGAGCTCGACCGGCGCGCGCGGCCGCTCGTCGGCCGCGTTGTCGATCACGTCGCTTTCGGTCATTAGTCCGATCCTCCGGTTAGGGCCTGTGCAGCCGGTTCTCCGTAGTAGCGTTCCATGATTCTGACCTCATCCGGTGTCAGAATCTCCATCTCGATCGCCGTCTTGTATGCCTGCATGCGCTTGTCCAACGGTAGCCGCGTGTAGTCGTCTCGGTTCAACTCCGCGGATTGCCCGCGCACCAAAGCCCAATCCGACAGTGCTTCCATCACCATCTTCGACTTCGGCCGCAGGCTCGAGCGATCGTGAAAGTCGAAAAGATCGGAGATGTTCGAATAGGTCAGCGAGCCGCTGGCGCCGGCCAGGCCCATGAGGAACGGCGGCACACCCAACAGGATGGCGATGCGAGATTCACTGAACTGCGAAACCTCAAGTAGCGCCATCTCTTTGGCGCTCATCGTCTTGGCCTGGTTCAAGGTAGCGCCGCTGCCGAGCACGCCGGGTGCTGCCGGATTGGCCGAGCGCGAGTCGACCCACTGCTGGATCAGATCGGAGCCCTCGGTGCCCGACAAGCGCCGGTTCACGCCGATCCAGTACAGCGGCACGCCGCCGGTTTCGGCCAGCGTGTTGGCGTAGCGCTGCAACAGCTTGATCTGTGTCTGTCGCGCGCCGGCGACTTCCAGCGGGCCGTGTCCGCGGGCGTCGGCCACCGTCGACTGGTAGCGCAAGTGAAGAACGTCGTCGGTGACGTCGAGAGAGCCGAGCTTGTATTCGCGCACGCCGTCGCGCATGTCGACCTTCATCATGTACGGCGGGATCACGCGGAACCGGGTCGGCTTGCCGTAGCTCGTCGCCATCGGCAGGACGAAAGCCTCGCCCATCTGAAAGTCCCAGAAAAGCTGTTTCGCGAATTCCTGCCACGATGAGTAGATCGTCGGATCGGGGTTCATCATCCACTGCGCCGGATCCATGATCTGGCGCGGGCTGGTCCGCATCCGGTACACCGGCATCGCCGAGATGATGTTGCTGTTCATGTCCAGACAGGCCCATGCGATGTCGACGAGCTTGTCCAACGCGGCGTTGATCTGCCACGGCGGCATGTCCCAGTCAGCCGGATAGCCATCCCACGGGGATGGCACGATCGTCGGCAGTGACCGGCGCTCGATAGGGTTGCCGACGATCTCGAAACCGTCAGGGTCGCCCGGCTGGTAATTCGAGGGGCCGTTGTCATTCGGGGTTACAGCGCCCCGGCTGAACATCTTCGACCAGTACGACATCAGACCGCCCTATGCATATAGCGCCTGGTCATCATCCGGCCATTATCACACAAAACGATCACCCGATGAACGGCATGGGTTCATCGCACAGACCCCAACGGTACATTGCCGCTGCGGTCGCCACTGCTGGTGAAACATCAGGCGCCGGTTCGCCATCGACCTCACGACGGTCGAACGCCTCGGCCTCGCCGGTCTGCAAGAACCGTTTCTTCACGTTGATCAGTGCGAAATTCAATTCCGGCTGGTCAAGGTGGGCGACCATGGAGTCGCGAATCGCTTTCTTGAGCGTGCCGTAAGCCGCGGCCATCTCACCGGCGGTCATCTGATGCCACTCGAAGTTCGCCCGAGTCAGCTCGTCCTCGAGCGCGCGGGCCGCGCCCGGTGTGATCGCGATGTCCACCAAGTCCTTCTCGGCGTCCATCTCGCGAATCGCCTTGACCACCCCGCGGGTACCGCGGAATTCCTTGACCATCACCAGCGTCCGCTCGTCCTCGTTGAGCGAGTCGGCCGGAAGCGTGCTCGCGATGCCCAGCGACGCCCAACGCTGGTCGGGACTGACGTCGAGCACCAGGGCCGCGCGGTCGGGCTCATCGGCGTCTTCGACCGCCAGCGTGTTCCACTTCGCGATGTCGAACGCCGAGCCCTCATCCTTGTCATAGATGCCCAGGCCCTCCCGCAACCAACCCTCGGCATTGAGCTTGCGGCGCAGGCGCAGAAACGCCTCAACAGGTGTGCGGTGCGGAAATGATGGGTTCTTCGCCCACTGGTAGGGGTCGCTCGGGTCGGCATTGTCGTCGGCCCCGATCTCGATCCACACCATGTCTTCGGTTTCCACGGTGACGATCTCGGGATCTTCGATCACCCACGCCTCGCCGCGCATACGCATCCATGCCTCGGCGTTGTCTTCGGGTTTCGGTGGCGTGCCGGCGTAAATGTGCAAGCCGATATCGGAGGTATTCAACGTGGCGAGCATGTTCTGCATCGCCCGCTCGGACATGATCTGCCCCTCGTCGGACATGAGCACGTCGACGCCGGGAATGCCTCGGCCGAAACCCCGCTCGCGGGCACCGAACAGGATTCGGCTGCCGTTGTGGAAGACGATGGCCTCATCACCGGAGCCGGTGTAGACCTTCTTGATGAACGGCTTGACGCTGGTGCGCGCCGCGAAACCCTGCATGGCTTCGAAGGTTTCGTTGTGCGTCTTGGAGTGGTGCGCCGACCAGATCACCAGCAGGCCGGGATACTTCTGGCACATGCCGAAGAACGCGCCGGCGAAAAAATAGGTCTTCCCGATCTGGCGCATGGCCGACAGTCCGAAACCACCGACCGTGTGGACGAGCTTGTTGCGATCGTTGCGCGCCAGCAGCAGCGTGCCCATGCCGTCCTGCCAGCCATCGAACGTGATGCCCATGTCGTCGCGGCAGGTGTCGCGGATCTCGGCCCAGTCGGACCGGACGATCTGCGCGCTCGGATACGCCAGGCGCTTGGCGACTTGAGAGAGCTTGCGTTCAGATCGTGGAGGGGTCGAACTCCCGATGCGATCCGCGATCCGGATCAATTCGCGCTGGCTTAGCGGCCTTTCCAGCGTTGCGGTCATCAGGTTCGTCCTTCAGCTTGCCCTCGTCGCGTAGGCGATCTTCCAACTCGAGAATATCGCTGTTGAGATCCTGCAATCGCCGCGATAGGGATGCCAGGTCGCGCGGTGGGCACTCGGGGTCCATCACCGCCGTCTTGACACGCTGCCGCAGCGCTTTCATCATCGCCAGTCCGTCGTCGCGGTGCCCGATCCAGCCCTCGCGCTCGAGTGCTTCGATGACCGCGGCTGCCAACTGCTTGGCGAGCTTGGTGTTCTCTTCGTTGGCGCTGACAACCTTGAGTGCCACATCGTATGCCGTCACTTGTCGTCCTTTCGTGGATGAAAAAAGTCGCGCAACAGTGCAGTGCAGTTACCGCAAAGCCACTGTGGCGGCAGGTTG